ATTCAAAATCTTCGTAGCTTGGTCGATCAAAGCCAATGTAGTGCCAACGGGTGCGTTGTCCCGTCCCTCGCCTACTTGCAGTTCGCTTGTCGTGCCGACGCGCTGTCCAGTCTCGACCATGTTGAGAACAAGGTTCATCAGGGCTTGCCCCGGCTCTTTGTATGGCAAAGGCATGATCGCTTGATTGATCGGCAAGCCTCCCGTCTTCACCAACGCTCCGCCGCCCGGAGGCACTCTGAAGATGTTTGTATTTTGGCGAGCGCCCGTGTCGGCCATCAGGAAGCCGGGGAAGTTGGCATACATACCTGCGTCCAACATTTCGCGCCAAGCAGCAGTCACCGCGTTAGTAGTGTTACCAAGGATGTGCAGTAGACCAATATCGTAAAAGCCCATACCGGGGACGAACGTATATTTAACAAAGTTGTTTCGCGCTTCAGGTAGTTCGTCGCCTTCTTCGCCAGTCGGTTCATCGTAGTTTCTTACAATGGAAAGAATCTCTTTCGAGCTCTTGTCGATTGTAACACGATATGGAATTTCTAAACCCGTCTCTTTGCCTTTATATTTGTGCTCAAAGCCAAATATATCTAGCTCACAATAGATCTCATACACTTCCCTGTCACGATCTTCAGGGTTGCGTGCATCAAGACTGATTCCTTGTTGCTCCATCTTCTCACGCTGAACGGCGTCGTAGTTTTCTGGAGCCGGCGTTGAAAGATTTACATCGCGATACACGCCAAGGATCTGCAGGCGCTTAACAGTTGAAGGCCGCATCATAACGCGGTGCGTGATACGCTTTGCCGTGCTTAGGTCTGTGGCAGCGTTGTTAACGATAAGATCGTCAGCGTCGACACTTTCACTAACCGGCCTTCCGCGAAGAGGGCAGAAATAGACTTTCTTGAAAGCGGTCCCTCCAAAACCAAGCATGAATAGCATTCGGTCGGTGTCGGGATAATACTCTCTTGCGATGGCTGTGAGGTAATGGTTGAGGTCGGTTTCGAGCGCATGAGCCAGTTCATCCTCTTGAAGAGTATCACCGTCTGTCTCGCTCCGAACCTTCACCGGCCCATCAGTCGGAAGCATCTCGCTGCGGGCGTTAGCCTGAAAGCGTAAGACTGCCTCAAGTAGGAGCGGGTGGCGCACTTTGCTCATGCCCTCCACAGGCGCTCCGTCGGATGCGCCCTGAAGGCCCGGAATTTCGATCTTGAGGCCAAGCAACTTAATGCCCTGCGCTCTGTCTTCAATCCAGTCGCCGCGGCTGTCCAAGTCGTCTTGAACGCCACGAAGTAAGTCATAAGAAATACGCTGCAGCTCGCCTTGGTCGATGTCGTCGACTAGGTTCGCAAACCACTCTTGTGCTCTCTCTGCATCACTTGGACCGTCCACTGGACGGCCATCAAGTGATACACTGATGGAGCCATCATCATGCTCAATTCTCAGAATGTTACCGTTGTCGTCGGTTTCTGGTTTGTCGACGCCATCGTCGATCTCAACCATTACATCCTGTGCGCCACCGAGGCCTAGCGGCTCTCCCTGTTCTTGACGAATATTAGGATTAAGCCCCGGCGTCATTGGCATGATCAATGTCCTTTGGCGTCAATAAGAAGACGCGAAATCTCTTCAACGAAACGGTCTAAGCCCTCTCGAGCCGCCATATTATCATCTTTAACCTGTATATGGTAGGTGCGCACATAGTCGTGCGGCTCCTTCCCCCAGACAGTCACTTTAAACTTGCCGAGGCCTTGGCCGTGGGCTGGCGGCCTTTCGATGACGTCAACGACTGCGCTTGCAGGTATCATTATTCTTTCCTTAATTATCCGGGGTAAAGTGGCTCATCGTTCGAGCCGATATGTAGCCTGTCTTGGTCTAGTTGCGCTGTGTATTCTGCGCCCCTGACCAGCAGGCCAATGTCGCGTAAGTGTTTTAACGCCATACTGGTCGTATCGACAAGGTCGTCGTGCTTCGCTTTTGGAAATACCGCCAGCTGATTGATGACCATATCTGACCACGTCGTCTCAGGCATATGGATTATGCCCTCGGCAAATAGGTGCTGAACGCTATAGAGACGGGAAAGCTTGTCCTGTCCCTTGGGATCGATGAGCTGCACCGCAAACTCCTCGTGCCCATACATGCGACGGAGCTCTTGCGCCACGCTGTAGCCGGAGGCTTTGTTCTCTACGAGCAGCTTGAGGACGCCGTATCGGTCCATCGTTTCTTGGACCTTCTCGACGAGCTCGTGCAGCTCGAGCCTCTCCGCCCACGCATACATGAGCATGACCTTTGGTCGCTCTTCGCGGTATTGCCTGTCGAGCGCAGTTAGCGAACCATCGTAAGCAGTCGTGCGGTTGGCTTGCGCCATCCCCTCGCCGCTCGACCACACGCCCCATACCGTCATCGCTGACGGGTCGTTGGAGGTCTTGGTCGTGTAAGCCGTATCGATTGCCGCGATAACGTAATCAAAAGCCGGATAGGTTGGACGGTCCCACGTTGGAATCCACTCGCGCCGAATCACGCCGCCACCTCGAGGCGATGGCATCTGCTGGAACTGAGCTGCCGCGGCCCACGGTCCCATAATGATCTCGTCGCGCTCAACGACTTCTTCCGGAAATCTATCCGGAAATAACAGCTCGCCCTCTTCCGTCCGATGGTCCTCGAGGCCAAGCATTGTCGGCTGCGCCCTCGACGGGTCAAAGCGCATTGGCAGGGAGATGTAGTCGTAAGGCAGGCCGCGGTCTAACACCGAGCCAATGATGTCGTCTTCCGCTAACCTCTGTTGAATGATTATGATCGCAGACTTTTTGGGGTTCACGAGACGTGTCGGGATCGCCTCAAAGAATTGCTGGTTGGTTGTGTCTTTGATCTGCTGCGAGGCAGCGTCAGAAACTGACAGGATGTCGTCGCATATGATTCGATCTGCGCGAGCGCCGGTTATTGAGTTGATGGCGCAGCACTGGCGAAAGCCCATCGCCGTGTTCTCGAACTTCTGTTTTTGGTTCTGATCTTTCTGCAGGACGACATGCGGCCACCTGTCGCGATACCAATCTGATTCGATAAGACGGCGCATCTTGATGCCGTCTCGAATCGCCAGTTCTTGGCTGTGCGAGATACAGATGTAACGCATGTGGGGTTTATACATCGGCCCCCACTCAAAGCTAGGCATGAAGACGTTGACGAGTAGCGACTTCATGAATCCGGGTGGAATCGCTATCATTAAACGATTATAGATGGAGCCGTCATCGAACTCCTCCTCATTCATTATCGCCAGCAAATGGTCTGCGATGAAATCGATATGCCAGTTGTGGACATAGTCAGATCCGGGCTCTATGACGTGCCACGCCTGCCTGACAAACTCTGCGAAGCTTTCTTCGCACTCAGCTCTCGTGATGTCGATATAGCCTTGGCGTGCGTCTACACGCTTTCCAAATGCTTCAACTATTACCGGCTTCAGGCTCATCAAATATTGCTTCACTGTCCATTGGTATCATTATATAGCCGTCGTCGAGCATATTTTTAAGATACATCATTATTGCTTTCTCTACATCAACCTCAGACTTCGCGGCGGTTAATGCATCGTTGTGTGCCACGATGATTGTCTTCAACGCCATTCATGATCTCCTCAATAATATCGCGCTTGCGTTGTTCGACCTTATGCTTCTCGACAATGTATGGCGTGTATGCGTCATAGTCTCTTACAATGCCGGCGGCGCGCTCGCGCTCCTCGAGTCTTATGCGCTTCTCCAAAAAGTATAGGTCATCGATTAAAGCTTCGATGTGCTTCTCTGTCTGTGTCAATGCGTTGTCCCCTCGGTCCACATTGCCATACCGTTTGATGATGCGGCGTTAACAGTCTCTGTTACGATATTAGAAAAGTTCTCTAACGCCCGTGTCGCGTCGTCTGCTGATGCTAGATCATTGCATAAGATGTAAGATACAGTAGACGCCATAACTTGAAATGCGGCTTCTAAGCTTTGCATTTCATATAACATGCCGAGGACTTGAGAAACAGTTTCAGCGACCTCTCTCATTTCTTCATGTGAGAGCTCGACCTCTTTCATTTATCTGCAGTCTTTAAAGCCGACAGAAAGATGGTCTTGAGAACATCGCGCTGCTCAGGCTCAAGCTGGTCCGCATCAATCTTGTGTGCCGTCTCCGTTTTTATGGCTCCGCCATCGGCTCCTGTATGTTCAATCATTTGCTTTTCGCTATATCTCTTAGGAGCAAGACGAGCGGCGTGCCACTGCCACGCTGCAAGCTTTACGCGATCAGCGTTGGCTGTGTCATTTGTGGTTTTATCTGCCATATCTAAGATCTTCCACGCGACAAAATCACCGAGACCCTCACGGGCGCGCGTTAAACGTGTCCATAATTCTGGGCGCTCATCCATCCACTTATAAATGGTAGACCTAGCGGGCATTGTCTCATCTAAGCAAATAGCAACAAGATCTTCTCCGTTGATCATGCGCTCACAAATTTTATCTATCACCTCTTCCGAATAGTTAGAAGGGCGACCAACTGGCTTTCCTGTTGGTTTAGTAGCCATCTCAATTACAATTCTTTGGTTGGACAACGGTGCAGTCAAAAACATATTTAACGGGAACGCTGCACCCAACAAGGAATGCAAAGCCAAACAGCGCGAAGCTGTAGATCGCCGCTAAAACTAAAAACCGCATCGTTTCCTGTTTCATTGTTTCAGACCGCAGCATGACATCCCCTTCAATATAGCACACTGCGGCCTGAATTTCACTCAGTCAAAGTCGCCTAGATCATCATCTAGTTCTTCAACTTTGAACGAAGCCATTGCTGCTTGGCCCAAGGGGGTGTTCGCCAACATCCCCAAAGCGTCCATATACACAGCCAAAAGAGCCTGCTCCTCAGCACGTTTCTTTGCATCCTGCTTACGCAGTGCAATGATTTTCTTAATAATCTTAGGATCAAACCCGCTCCCCTTTGCCTCGGAATATACCTCTTTGATATCCTCGGCAATGACGGCTTTCTCTTCCTCGAGCTTTTCGATTCGCTCGACAAGAGCCTTGATCTGATTGTTCGTCGTCATGACTTCCTCTTGGGAGATTGAGGCTACCTGCTGATACGAATCATCAATCTCAATGCTTGAACTGTTGCGGTAGCTGATACAATGTCGCCCATAATTATTTTTAAGTCAACTTCCACTTTTCTTTCATTTTTTGTATATGTTTCAATTGTTCGGCTCTCCTTTTTTGCTTACGGCTTCTTGTATTTTTCATATTCTCGGCTTGTGTAACATCCCTCAAATTAGCAATCCTGTTGTCATTTCTTATTCCGTTTATATGATCTATCACTCCTTCCGGGTCTTTCCCTGTTTCAAGCTTCCATATCAATCTATGGAATGCATACTGTTTACCATCGACATAAACATACATATATCCATCTGAATTTGAACAACCCACCTTTTTGTAAATAAATCCTGTTTCTGGATCATGAATAAAAATCTCATTTAATCTTTCAATATCTGGTAGTTTTTTCATGTCTGCCTCCTCAATGTTTTTATTTTAACCATAACCATACATGAAAAGCAATAACATGAAAAAATGTTTCATAAACCTGTTGACTAGTGCGAAAATCGCACTATACTCCTACTCATTGAACAACACACTTATGGAGATCGACATGACAAACTTTACCGCCGCCGAGAAAGCCGCTTCTGCCGACGCTTACGCAGCTCTTAAATACGAGCAAAAAGCAATCAACGACCGTGTTGACGCAGCCAAGGAAGACCTTGTTCTCAAGGCCGGCAATGACAAGGAGCTGATTGGTGACACCATCATCGTATCGCTCGTTGCTAAGGCTGGTCCTAAGACCTTCAACAAAGAAGCAGCTATTGCTCTTCTTAAAGAGCTCGGCGCTACTCCTGACCAGATTGCCAAGCTCGAAGGCGTTGGCAAGCCAACAACGGCAATCACCCTGAAGCCAAAGCTTGCTCTGGCCGTCTAATAACAGGGGCTCCGGCCCCTTCCCTTACCTTTATGGAGATTGACATGTATCGCTATAAAACGACCTCGTATTTCGACATGATGGGCCACGACTGGACCGTTACCATTGAATACGACAATGTAACCAAAGGCTGTCCAGCAACATACTGGGAACCAGCAGAACCACCCGGATACGACATAGGTCGGATTTGGTTATCACGAGATGAATATAAATATAGCGGCCCAGATTGGGAGCTAACTGGAGAGATGTATTGGCTTGTCTCAAATTTAGATAAAATACACAATTCTGTTATTTCAGACATTAACTATGGAGATTGACATGAATATCATCACCCACAAGTGCACCCACACCAATACTTGGTTTGCTTACGACGACAACTATGCCGACGAGTATACGCCCCACGGTGTTGGTGACAGCCGTCAGGAGGCGGTCGAGAACCTCAAAGAGGCGATGGAAATATATTTTGAGAAGCATGACATGTTGGCGGATTGGAATCTTTGGGTATCTGAAATCAACAGAATTGAAAGGTATTGATATGACACGCGCCTACGTCTTTGGCTCACTCGAGCCTTGCTATGAGCATAACCCAAAGCTGTGGAATGTTTTCTGCGCTTTGACAAACCGCCCGCTTGCGCAACCAAACTACAATTGGACAGAGCAGGATGTAATCAACTTCATTATCTCAAGGGCCAGTATCTATGACGCCGGAACATCTAAAGACAATCATGCAGAATCAAAACCTGTCCGTTATGGATTTGGTGACGATAGTGAACGGCTCAAAGAGACAAGTGATAGCGTGGAGGATGGGGGAATCTCCGGTGCCGCAGATACTATCTTTTCT